GTATGACTTACAAGAAAAAACTTTTGAATGGTCTGGTGGTATGCAAAGAGATCCAATGTCTAACATGCACAAACTACCTTCTAGTGTAGTAAAAGATTATGCAAAACAAGACGTAGACTTAACTTTAAAATTATGGAATTTATTTAATAAAAAATTAGATGAAGTATTATATATAAAACCTGAAGATAATAAAGAGTATACGTGTAGAAATATATTTGAATTAGAAACAAGATTGTTTCCTTGTCTAGTTGACATGAAATTTAAAGGAGTTAGGATAGATACCCAAAAACTCGAACACTTCGGTAAAAGATTAAAAAGATGTAGAGATAAAATAATTAAATTTATCAAAACAAAAACAGGTGTTGAAGTGCAGTTGTGGGCAGCAACTTCTATAAAACAATTACTAGATAATAGAAAGATAACAAATTTTGAAAAGACTGCTAAATCTGGAATGCCTAAACTTCCAAAAGATTATTTAAAAACTCATGAAGATAGATTTTTAAGATTAGTATCTAAAGCAAGAGAATATGACAAAGCTTTAAATACTTTTATAGAAGGTTTGAAAGGTTATGTTTACAAAGGTAGGATACATGCAGATATAAATCAAATTAGAGGAGATGGTGGAGGAACTGTAACAGGTAGATTCTCAATGAGTAATCCAAACCTACAACAGATACCTTCAAAAGGTTTTATAGGAAAGAAGATGAGAGAGCTATTTATCCCTGAGGAAGGTCATAGATGGGGTAGTTTTGACTATTCTCAACAAGAACCAAGGATTGTGGTGCATTATGCAATAAAGAAGATAATGAATGAAAAAGAAGGAAAAGCATTAAAAAAACAATTTGATGATTCTAAAGCAGATTTTCACCAGATAGTAGCTGATATGGCTAACATATCTAGGAAGCAAGCTAAAACAATTAACCTTGGTTTGTTCTATGGTATGGGTAAAGGTAAATTACAAGCAGAATTAAATTTAGATAAAGATCAAGCAAAAAAATTGTTTGATACTTACCATAGTAAAGTTCCTTTTGTTAAAAAATTATCAGATGGTTTGATGGGATTTGCTACAAACAATAAATTAATTTTTACTCTTGAAGATAGGTTTTGTAGATTTGATAAATACGAAAGCGTTAATAAAAGATGGAATAATAAACTACGTAAGTTTGAAGAATGGGATCCTAAAGCTAAAGAAATAAAACAAAAAGATGACACTATTAAATATGAAGGTGAATGGATTGCTCCTAAATTATTATCAAAAGAAGATGCGTGGGATAAATTTAAAGTATTATTTAATGTTAAGTCTGATAAAAAAATTGAAGAGTTTACAGAAAAAGAAAGAGAAAATTGGTTTACACAATATTTTGTTCCTGCTTTTACTTATAAAGCTTTGAATAGATTGATACAAGGATCAGCTGCAGATATGACAAAAAAAGCAATGGTCTTGTTATATGAAAAAGGTATAGTGCCTCATATACAGATACACGATGAGCTTTGTGTATCAATCAAGGACGAAGCAACACGGATCATGGTTCAAGAAACAATGGAAAAAGCAATACCTCTTAAAGTTAAGAACAAGGTAGACTATGAATCTGGACTAAATTGGGGTGAGATGAAGTGATAATACATAGAGAAGATAATTTTTTACAAAAAGAATATTGTAATAATTTAATTACTACTTTTGAAACAAGTAATTCTTCTCCTTACAGAGACACTTTTATAGTTAAATATAAAGACTCAAAAATTTTAAATAAAGTTTGTAAAACATTTTATAATTACAATTTAGAATATCCAGACAATATGGAAATAGTAAAGTGGCCTATTGATTCTAAAATGTCTTTACATTATGATGTTGGAGATAGGTTTGCTTTTATAATTTATTTAAATGATAATTTTAAAGGCGGAGAAACAGTTATTGATGATGTAACAATTAGTCCTAAAATAGGACGTTTTGTTTTATTTAGTAATGATATATATAAACATGAAGTTAAACAAATTACTGATGGGACTAGATATACTTTAATAGCATGGTATAAATGAGAAATAATTATGGCATACTTAAATGCAAACATACCACCGACTTATGCACAAATAAGGAGAGAGTATTTATATGATCTTAAAAAACATCATGGAGAAGTTGAAGACTGCATTGTGTTTGGTCTTAGCGCTATTACAGGTAGGTCTATATTATTTCATGCTATTATGGAAAATGGTGCAATATTTTATCGCTTACCAATTAGCGCGTTTATTCAAACGGGATTTGAAATCGATAGAGTGCCCAGAAGAAGACTTGATGAATTACAGCTCTGGAATTGTTTTTCTTATTATCCTGCTGTTCATCGTTGGGACATACTAGACGGACAAGCCGGTAAGTATATAGGTAAAGATAAAAAATGGCACGCAGGAAAATATTTATTTACAGTTGACTTTGCACATCCAGAGTCTAATATACTTGACACTGATCATTCAGAGATTCCGCACGAGCATAAGTGCGCTCACATAATTGCCTTAGATGATGGCAATTTTGCAGCACAGCCAAACAATCGTTGTATATGGGACATACCTTCTTTCACTGTGAAAGATAATATTCCTGATTGGAAAGTGCAGACTTCTGAATGGAACGTTGAAGATAGTAGAGCTTGGCGTACAGAAGATACGGATAAGTTCTTCTATGAAATCGAGGAGAAAAAAAATGATTGATAAAATAAAAAGTAAGGCTACGCATTACTGGTCAGAACATAAGATTGAATGTCTTGTAGTTGCAGTTTTAGTTATAGCCTACATAGTTAAATAGAATTATGGAGATAGCCAGGATGGACTACAGATTTACAACATTGTTAATAATTTTGTTGTGTTTACTGGCTATTTTCGTACGTCCAGCATCTAACCCATCATTGAAACTAGATAAAAAAGATTATATACTCCCGCTACCAAAACCAAAAATAGGAATTGATAACAAAGCTTGGGATGAAATAGAATGAGTAATAAACCTTTAAACATATCAGAGTCGGCCGCCGTACAGATGCCGATGAAGACGGTTGCTAGCCTAATAATTCTCGTTGGAATGGGCGTGCTCGGATATACAGAGTTGACCTCGAGATTAGTATCATTAGAGACATCACGTGAGCTATTTGAAAATGATTTGCTTAAAAAAAGTGAACAAGTTCCTGTGGACCAGGAGCAACATTTTTTACTCGAGGATCTTTATAAAAGTGTCGAGCAAATCGAAACACGGATCGAGGATATGATGCATAACAAAGTTAATATATCTTTTATACAAAAACAAACTGAAAAACTTTTAACAGATGTAGAAGAGTTGAAAGATAAAGTCAGAGCAAACGGGAGTCATTAATGCCAGAGTTAGTAATAGCCCTACTTATGATAATTAACGGAGAGATCAAGGAGGCACGTATTCAAACTTCAATGTCTGAATGTCTCAAAGGGGCGCGTGTTGCGAAGCGTCAGTTAAAACCTGATGGTAAAGTTAAGTACCAGTGCATAAAATCGATGGCAGAATTAGAGTCAAATATTGATGGCAGCAAAAGTATTAAAAAACTCATACTAGAGTAATGAAAAAAAGAAATAAGGCACGTAATCCTATTGCAAAACAACTTAGACATTTTAAACATAAAGTGATAAAGAATAAGAAAGTATACAATAGAAAAAAATATAATGGTTAAAGTAACAGCAGAGATAGTTAATGGTAAATGTCCGACGTGTGATGAGTTTACTATGTTAGTTGGTTTAACTCCTGAATTATATAGATGTATGAATTGTGGATCAGATCTACAACAATATATAAATGGTAAGATAAGTTATCTACCACACGTTGCAAAACCAAAAGATGCGGATCCTTTTGTAAAAGAATGGAAAGATGGCTAAAAAAAGTTTTAAATTCTTTACACCTCGTGATAAACCTAAGAAAAGAGGCGCACGTCAACATAAAAAAAATAAAAATAAACACGAAAAACGTCAAAAAAAACAGACTCGTTACAAAGGACAGGGTTGACAAATATCCTGTAGTATCCTATATATAGGACATGAAAGAAAAAACTATAACAATAACAGTAGATGGTACTAATCCTGGTCAATGGTCTAACCTCATACTGGAATTAAATTTAATAAAAAAAGCATGGAGACCTTTTGGGGTAAACATGAATTTGAAAGCACCAGGTATCAAAAGTATAATAGAATGGGGAAATAGAAACGGTGAGTACATCAGACCAAATAGACAAAATAACAAACGAAAAAAATAATGGAATTAATAATTCTAAACGACGGATTGTATCAGTTAGTTCCTGTCACAAGCAAGATGATGGAACATATCTCGTTATTGGTAGAAGCAGATTGTATGGAGATATGCGAAATACTAAGAATAAAACTAAGCGGATACGTTGATACTTTACACTTGCATATTATGCACGATGGTAGTGGTAGTCTGCAAGGTTGTATTTGTGAATAAAATTGTTGAAAGCTCAAGGGCGTCCAAATCTTGCCAATGGCATTTCCCTGTACGTTAGCGATGATGGTGAAAGCCTAGCGACCTGGAGTTTGGCCAGCTGTTAGTACGTCGACGGAAAGCAGCTGGTTTAATATGAATACAAACCTATCCTAAAGAGGGAAAAGTAAGGATAGGTTATGGTGAGAAGATTTTAACCCACTAACATAATTCAAAGATGTTGTCAAACTGTGCTTTCTTCATTGCAAGAAAAGATAATATAAGCTCTATAATCATCAACAAAACCATCACTAAACTCATTCATTAACACAGCAGCAGAGTCATAACCGTGTCTTGCACACTCATGATAATCTTTAAAATCGTTGTATTCTGGTTCAAATTGTTTACACTCGTTTCCAGGCAGGTGACTGCATAAAAACATAATTAAAATAAATTTTGTCATTGACAATCCTATATAATGCACTATATAGTCAAGCTTAACATGAAAGGAAATAACATGACAGACATGACTAAATACAAAAATGTTTCTTTAAGTAAAGAAACATACGCTACTTTAGATAAGTTATCAAAGATAATATTGCCCGATGCGAAACTAAGCGTAGCAAAAACAATAGAAGCAATAGCAAACGAGAAAGCGAAGAAATTAAATGGCAAGTTCAAAAAAAGTTAAAAGAGTATACATTTGTCCTACCTGTAAAGGTAATGGATATGTAAAAGTCGCTTGCATTTATGAGAAAGAAGATATGGTACATCAATGCTGGGACTGTGAGTCACAGGGGGAAATTTATGATTATGAAGATGATAATGATTTTAGTATCGATAATCCTACTTACTCAGTGCACTAGAGATTTGACCCCTAATCCGTACACAACTGTTTTAAGATTGGTGGTACAAAGTGATAGATGATACTGATAAAGCTTACATAGCAGGACTGTTTGATGGAGAAGGATCTATACATTTTAAACGTGGTATAGAGAAGAAAAAGAAACACAAAGGAAAGGGTTACAGACTATCTAATAGTTTACGTTTAAGTATGGAGATCACTATGACTGACCGTAGTGTTCTCGTTTGGGTGCACGAAACCTTGGGTGTTGGAACACTGACCAAGAAACCAAGAAAAGGTTTAAGGGTAGATGGTACAAAATATCTTATGCAATATAGATGGCGTTGTACTTTTCGTGATGCGTATTATGTGTGCTGTTTATTATGGCCTTGGGCTCATACTAAACTACCTAAAATACAACAAGTCATAGAACATTACACACAACAAGCGTTAAAAAGTAATGTAATTTCTTTAGAAGAGTATAAAATGGTAAAAAGAGATGTTCGATAATTTTATTTATGCATATCTACATTTCCTAATGAAATGGTCTGGTAAAATAAACTCTTGGGCCTGGACTAAACATTTAAAGTATATAGAAAAACGTAGGTTTGAAAGAAATTTTAAACAAGAAAAAACTTTACATGAAGAATTAATGGAAGGTTTTGAGAAAGAAAAAAAGATGTATGAAGATGTTGAATAGGATAAATTACTGATGATATGTGGAATACAAGCAGGGCATGAACCATCTGTTTGCGTTTTAGATAAAGATGGTATTGTTTATTACAACGAAGAAAGAAAGTTAAGAAGACAAAAGAATCCAGGAGGGATTCCTTACAACGTTATAGATCAGTTAGTTAAAAAAAAGTTACCCATAGAAAAATTTATAACTACCGGTTATAATCATAATGATGATGCAAGCTATGTATCTTCTTATTTAAGATACAAAGGTTTATTAAAAAAAAATGAGACAGCTTTTTGTTTATACACACCACACCATGTATCACATTTATTTAAAGCTTATATTGATTCTGGTTTTAAGACTGCAAGAGTATTTGTTGTTGATGGTAGAGGCAGTGATTGGTACACTAAGAATAGACATCAAACGTATGAAACTACATCTATTTATGACATAACTCCAAACTCTGTTTTATGTATATATAAAAATTTATATTCTAGCAAACCATTAGATAATGAAGAAATAGATCCGGGATATGAACCAGATCAAAATAAAACAAATGAAGAAAGAAATCCACCTGTAATAAACAAAGATACAAAGTTTAATATATTAAGTAAACATGATCTTGGTCATTTTTATAGAAAAGTAGCTGGAAAATTTAATTTTGTAGATGAAGAAGGTAAGTTTATGGGTTATCAATCTTATGGAACTCCTAACAAAGATATTGATGTATTGGATATTGATAATTTAAAACTAAATCCAGATACAGCAGCCAGCTGTCAAAAATATTTTGAAAAAACTTATAGTAAATTAGTAAAAAAATTTAAAAAAAAGAATATGATTTTTACCGGTGGCACAGCATTAAATGTAGTTAACAATTACAAATTACAAAAACAATTTAAAGATTGTAATTTATATTTTGAACCTTTATGTGGAGATGAGGGTAATTCGATAGGAGCTGCATATTCAGTATTATATGAAAGAAAAGAAAAAATAAAACCATTTAAAAATATTTATATTGGAGAAAAAGTAGATGATGTTGATGAGTCTATGTTGGAAGATGCTACTATAAAAGATATAATCTCTCTATTAAAAGAGGGACATGTAGTAGGATTAATACAAGGAAGAGCAGAAGCAGGACCCAGAGCACTTGGTAATAGAAGTTTATTGTTAGATCCTACATTAATCTCAGCAAAAGAAGTTATGAATAAAATTAAAAATAGAGAAAATTTTAGACCTTTTGCATGTTCTATTCTAGAAGAAGAGGCTGATAATTATTTTTATATGCAGGGGGTTAAAAAAACACCTTTTATGATGCATGCCCCAATAGCAAAATTAAAAGCAAAAAAGAAAATACCCTCATTGATTCATGTTGATGATACATGTAGAGTACAGACCATAAATGAGAAAGATAATTTCGTGCTTTACAAGTTATTAAAAAATTTTAAAATACCAGTGTTAATGAATACTTCTTTTAATTTAGCAGGGTACCCAATGGTTGAAACTTTTAAAGATATTTTACATATGGTAAAGAATTCAAGTTTAAAGTATGTATATTTTCCAGATTATAATAAAATATTAATTGATGATTATAGAAAGAAGGCCTATGAAGAAAAATAACAAATACAATTACTTAGACGGAAAACAGATCACGGATCCGGATACAGGAAAACGTGTGTATGAGATAAGTTCTTATAGACTTCCTAGTGTAACTACGATATTAGGAGCCACCAAAAATACAGAATTTTTAACCAAATGGAAGGCCAAAGTAGGTGAAGCAGAAGCAGACAGAATCAAGAATGTATCTAGTGCAAGGGGTACCAGTATGCACAAATTCCTCGAATCTTATGTTACAGGCGTTGGTTACGACGATCTTACAGAACTCGGACAGGCGGCGCGTCCCATGGCCGATAAAATT